GTCAGATGACCATAGATATGCATCCAAGGAAGTATACAAATTTTATTGTTTGGGAACTGTCCGACCTGTGGCAGGGAAACCTCCAAAATGAATTTGATTATTTCTTAACTGACAAGACAGTAATGACTTACCACATACATCACCAGATTCATCAGCTGCAATAGAATTATCTGCAGCTATCGGATTCGTATTAGCATTGAGAGTTGGAGAGGTTCCTGGAATAGCACCACCGTTAGGTCCAGGATATTGACACTCATCACCTTTATAGGTCCACTGACAAGTGTTTTTATAGTATTTGCGTTTTGGGACTGAAGTTTTAAAATACTGTAACCAAGATACTAAGCCAAATGTTGCAAGATGGTCAGAAAGAGATTCAAGCTGATCTATTTTAAATGTATCTTCAATATAAGATTCTGGATCTGCATCAGAGTTTACAATAAATATAGCATTACCAGTTGCTGTACCTTCATCGAGTGCATTATCAAGAACTAAAAATCTGCCATCTTCAATATTTAATATAGTGCCAGTTGTTGATCCAGTCTCTGACTTTACAGTATCTCCTACGCGGTATGGAAGAGTGTTAGTTACTTCTATTACGTTAGCTGAGACAAATTTTGCAGTGCTATACTCAGGCCAGTTGTCTAAAAAGTTAGCAAAAGTAGTTTTTATTTGAACAACACCGCCTAGTAAGTCGCGAGAATCAAGCTTTTCTTCTGTCCAAGTTCCCTCAACCGATTGTGTTTCACTACGAGTAAATGATGCATTAGATTTACCGTACACACCAACAATGTTTTCATCATATGCTAAACCAAAATCACGTTGAGCTTGAAGTAAGGACTGAGCATTTACCCCTGTTTGATCACCTACTGTAACAGAGGTGGGTAAGTCAGAAGGATCTTGGGAAATTGTGCGAGGATCTAAACCGTGTACATACTCACCGTTCACAATGCCTACAACTGAGTTGGTGGAATTATTGCCTGAGATAAACGGATCTTCAATTAGAGCAGAAACAATGTTATCAACATTAAATACACTTAGTGTGAGTTCATTAATCTTTCCATCAGACCCTTGATCGATTGATGATATATTAACTGGAAAAGGAATATATGAAGTGCCTCCATAAGTAACATTATACTGAAGGTCTGCTATTAAATCACCGCGAATGTCAGCAAAACGAATTGGAAAATTAACAGGCCAAGCACGTCCAGTTCCATCTTCTGTTGGATTACCAGCCGCATTAGGGGGATACCATTCTCCAGGATAGTAGATCTCATATAGTCGCACAATAGGATTTTGAGTGAATGCATTCTTTTCAGCAATAAAAGCGCTTGACGCTATAGAAGATATTGTAGCAGTGGCAGTAGTAGTGTTGCCACTCATTGTATTAGCATTGAAAGGGATTGAGGTTAATAACCCGTCTGCACTGCCACTTATTGTAACAGTGTTTGATTCAACATCTTCACTTGAAGAAAACTCTTGCAGCACATTATTAAGCTTTACTTTAAGAGTATTAGCATCTGTGTCAACATTAGCGATAAGGGCTGTAGTAAGAGAAGTTTTGCCTATTACTACATTGCCTGCTTCAAAGTCTGAAGCATCATCAACAGTTAAAATAAAATCATAATTACGAGCGCTCATTAGTCAAAAGTCTCTTGCAAATCAAATGATACAGAATAAAAATTATCTAGTAATCCAGAGCCGTTTGATAGAATTTGAGTTACCTTTAACGCTCCAGAGAATCGTGCGTTTATAGTTCCACTATCATTGATGTGAGATAAATCAAATATAAAGGACTCAAACTCTCCACTACGAGCGTTATAGAAGTTTTCTATTGCTGTCTTTTCTACTCCTGTGATATTTGAATACTGTAGTGAATATTGACGTTTTGAGCGACGTGATCTAAGTCTACGCTTTTCATAACCTGATTGTGAAGTAAAGTTTATTGAATCAAATGAGAGCTGTGAAGTATACCCTTTGTCAGGCTTACGGTCTGTCATAGAAGTGAAACGATCAAAAGTTGTTACAGTAGAATCAAAAACTCTAATTGAGAGAGTATCAGGGTCATCAAGAGGAGTTCCGTCATCATCAATGTCAATACCACCATTACCGAGTGTAGCTGAAGGATAAGTAAACGCGCTAGACTGCTGTTGAACACCTGAAACAAACACCATAAAATCAGCAGTTGTAGAAACACTTGTGCCTTCTGGAAAAGCAAATGCAGTACGTGATCCATTAATTAAATATGATACACTATCAATCACTTGTGCAGAACTAGCATTAAAATCAACTGCCCTAATAGCAGGAAACGATCGAGTAGTTTGAAAGCGTGTAGGAAGTGAAATAGTTTTTAACACAAGAGCTGTTGCGTTAGGAGCTGTTAAAAAACTGGCAGTCGCTCCGCTATCTGAAAGATCATAAGAGGTCGTAGCTTGTAGCACTCCATCAATAAAAGCTGCTACCTCACCGCGATGAGAAACAGTTGTTGGGAGTGCGAAGTCTGTTGTGGTAGCACCAGTATTGTTAAAGGTTGATTCACCTACAACAGAAAAAGCAGTAACTGCGAGTGTAGCGTCATCAGGATATGTAGCCATTAACTAGCTCCTCCTGCTCTAAGTGAGCGTCTAATTGGTCCATTAGTTGATAAATCTCTCATTACAATATCAATCACCATCTTTTCACCATCAAAGCGAGGTTGTGAAGCTTCTGCAGTTTGTGGTGTTCCTGTATTAGTAACATTAACACTAACATTGCCTCCGCCCATTTGTCCAGTTGCATTTAAAGACGCAAGGTTAGATGGTCCAGCGACTTTTGCTGCTTGCTTGCGAACAACGAATTCGCCTGGCTCTAGGAGAGTTGGAACTCTGTCACGAGCCATTCCACCTGAAGCCATGTGCCTAATCAAGCCTCCGTTTACATTTTTACCCATCCCAAAGAGACTACTAAATATTCCACCACCTTCTTTTTCGCTACCAAGAAAAGTATCTTTTAAAAAGCCAGCTGCAGGTTTAGCAATAGTTTCTTGAAAAAATATTTTTTGTATATCTTTAATTAGAGAACCAGCAAACTCACTGAATTTATTTTTTGCTAAGTCAAAAGTTAAAGACCCCTCAACAAAAGCCGAATTAAGTTCGTTCAAAGAAGAAATTGTTTTAGTTTCTAAAGTATCTGCAGAAGCTCCTACAGCACTATCAAATCTTTTTCTAAAACTAAGCTCATATTCAGCTCTTTCTCTAGCAAATTTTAAAATCTGTTGGATTTCTTCTTTTTCAAACCCTAAAGCTTCTAACCTACTCACAGCATTTTCTCTAACTAATCGTTCTTCTTCTGTCAAGTTTTCTAGTTTACTAGTTAATATTAAATCTATACCGGCTAATTCATCTAAAATTTGTTTTTTCTTTACTGCATTAAGTTCATTTTCCAATAAGCCTTGGCTTACTAAATTTTCAATTCTTTTCTCTATCTGACTAGCTTCAAAAGATGCTTGCTCTCCTTGAAGATTTGAATTAGTAGTTATCAGAGCTAATTGGGAGTTTAAAGTAGCGTCTATAGCAGATGCTTGACCACCTAATGCAGTAATTAATGATTCTGTATTTTTTATATTTACATTAGCAGGATCTTCTACATTTGATACATTTTTTCCTTGTGCTCTTAATTGCTCTGCACTTGCATTTAAAAGTCGTGTCTCATCTACAACCGCTTCTTTATTAGCTATAACTTTTTGTTTTAAAAGCTGAGCCTCCGCTGAAATCAAGCCTAATGCGTCTTTTTTCTCATCAGCATTTATCCTTGCTTGAGCTTTTTGTACGTTCATATTATCAGCAATATTTTTAATTTGATTTTCTTTTTTCAGTAATTCTAAATTAGCTTCCGAAAGTTGAAGATCTTTTTGTTTATTTAAGATAGATAACTCTTGGTCAAAAATTTGAAGTCGTGAAGCAACTATTTTTTGTTGCTCTTCTGCCTCTTTAGTTAGAATGTCTTTTTGGTTTTCTAAGCGATCTAAACTAGTTTTTTTCTCTCTTTCAATTAGCTTTGCTTGTCTGTCTAAAGCTTTCTCATCAGATGCTGCTTGTAATTCTACTGCTTTTAAGCGTAAATTAACAGCTTCTCTTTCTGAAGTTAAAGGAGAATCTAATTGGTTTTGAATAGCATTTTGAGCTGCCCTAAGAGATCCAGCATCAGAAGCTGCTTCGAGTTGTTGATTTCTTTTAAATATTACATCTCCTATTTCTCTTTGTATACCTAACCTACTTAACTCTAAAGATCTAAGCTCTTGAATAATAGAAATTTGTTGCTTAAAATTTTCAAGTTTAGCATTATCAATCTCTAATGATTTTTTTTCTAAAGTTATCTCATTTGAAACTCTTGAAATTTGTTCCTGTAGTAGTAACTCTTCTCTTTGGCGGCTAAGTTTTCTTTCAGCAGCAACAAGTTGAGCAGCATTAATTTTTAATTGTCTCAAAGATGTTTTTTCTATCTTTTCTTGCTGAACTCTTTGATCCTCAATAGCTTTAACATTTAAAAGTTGATTTCCAAGCGCGGCTTTTTCAGAAGTTTGAATTAATTCTTTTAAAGCTGCTATTTTACCTTCTGAACCTTCAATTGCTGTTCCTGCTAAAAATTGTTTTTCTAAAGTTTCTAATTCACTCTTTGCATTAGCTAAAAGCTCTGCTTTATTTTTAGTGCGTTCTGCATCTGTTTTAGCTATTTTTCCAGATTTAGATATTAACCCGTCTAAAACAGCGTCGTCAAGAGCAGCAAAAGCTGCTCCAGATTTTTTAGCTAATCTGTCAGTTAAATTATTAATCTCAATAATTTCTTGGGCTAATTTATCAATCGCCTCTATTGAATCTCTAGAAAATTTTTCTACAGCAGCGGTAGCTTCTTCACCAATAACACCTGCAAAGCTTGCGGCTTCATCTTTTGCCTCTTTTAAAGCGATCCGTAAAACTCCTAAAATTTTATCTAATTGATCTCCTTGTAAAGATCCCTCTTTTAGACCTTGTGTTAAAGTTGCTAGTGTTTGCCTTACTACGCCAAATGCACCAGATAAATTTTTATTACTATCATTTAGTGTTACAGTTTTACCGTCTACAGTACCTAATACTTGTTCAAATTCGCCAAGCTTGAATATTAATTGATCACTACCATCAATCAATAAGTTTTCAGTACCAATCAAGGTTACAAAAGATTCCAAAGATCGATCTGTTGATTGAGATAAGATAGTAGATGCTTGAGCTAGTAAGTCAAATTTTTTCTGAACAAGTTCTGCAGCTACTCCAAGGTCTAGCAGCTCTTGTTGAAGTTTAATTATTTTTGCATCTAATTTACTTCTATCTATTGTGTTGCTAAATATCCCAAGGGTTAAGCCTTGAGCATTTGCTGCTCCACCAACATCTCTAGAAGTTATCTTACCTGCTTTAGCTTGAGCTTCTTGAAGTTTTTCTAGTCTTTTTGTAAGCCTAGTAGTAAGTTGAGCTACTTCTCTATCTGATTTTCTAATCAGATCTGAACCTAAAACTCTCTCAATAACTTCTCCAGTGGTACTAAGCTCTTCTGCTAAACCCTTAAAAGCTTCTGAATTCTTTTTAGCTGCTGCAGCTAAACCATCAAGTCCTGTTTTTGTAGCTCTAGCAGCTGCTCCTGTTTTTTTAATAAAATCTGATATAGCACCAAAAAGATCAATATCAAAAAACGATAACACAAATTGAGCTGTAGATAATACTCCTACTACTATATTCAAAAACAAAAAAGCTCTTGATAAAGCACTAGCAAGAGCTGTTCCAGCTGCTGCCGCAATATTCAATCCCCCTGCAAGAGACTTTGCAGCAGGTGAAGAGGCTTTAAGCTGTGCGTTAACTGCCTTTGATGAAGCATTCAAACCCTCCATCCTAATTTTAGATTGGTCTAATTCTGCCTTGAATTGTTTAGTATTTCCAACACCTGCTGAAATATTTTTATTTAAAGCTGCTTGAACAGCTTTTTCATTATTTTTTAATGTATTAATATCTTTTTGTGCTTGAACAGCTTCTTGAGTAGATAAAGCACCAGCTCCTAATTGTCTTTTTAGAGATGCACCGAGTCCTCTACCAGCATCCGTGAAAGCTCCTCCTCCTTTAAATGCTGCTTGAGCAGCCTTATATTCAGAAGCCAAAGCTTTAGTATCAAGTCTAGATTGAGTAATGCTATCGGCGAATCTTGATAAGCCATTAGCGCCAGCAGTTAAGCCTTTAGTAGCAAAATCAGTGATTCCAATCCGTAACCTGTTAAAAACTAATAAACCAATTGATCCTAGTAGTAAAAATTGATTACCAACGTTTTTATTCAAGAAGTCAACTAATGGGACTAAAGAATCTGCTATAATTTTACCAGTAATTAAAGCTAAGTCTGAAAAATTAGCTACAAGTTTTTCAAATTTTTCTTGTGTTGAAAGAACTGATGTATCAATATCTTTAAAAGCTTTTGATCCGTCTTCGATGACTTTATTAACAAAAGCTTGTCTACGTTCAAACTGTGTAAGTTGACTTGCAGATTTACCTACAGAAGCTGCGTATGCCTGTACTGCAGGCTCTATTCGAGTAAAGATTCCAATTTCGTCTAATAGTTCAGGTTCTAATTTTATAGCACCACGAGTAATACGCTGAAAAGAGTCTGATAAGTTTCTACCAAGAGCTTTTGAGGCTTTATTAGCTACATCTGCTAACTCACTAATTTGATCAGTATTAAAACCTGCTGAAAGAGCTAAGTTAGCTTGTTCAGCTGATTCTATTAAGGTTAACTGACCATTAGTTATTTCTTTAATACTTTTAAGAACAGCAGTAGCAGAAGTTCCAATCGAAGAAGCAAATGCTTCAGTACCTCTAATAATCGTTTCAAACTGAGCGGCTCTGTTTAGAGCACTAAAAGCAGCTGTTAAAGCAAAAACGTTAGCAGCAGCTGCTGCATAGACACCAACCACTCCACCAAGTCCTTGAGATTGAGCAGCAAAAGATCTACCTGCAGAAGCTGATCCTTGAGCTAAACGAGTTTGAGCTTTGCCAATACGATTAGTTTCAGCTTCAACTTGTTTTCCACCCTTAGCTTGAAATCTAGTTTCAATAACCTGTTTAGCCAATTATCTTCCTCTCTTAGCTTTTGAAAGCTGTTCTTGCTCTTTGCGTTTTTGAGCATAGTATTTACTTAACTCAGACTCGCAAACTTTAAGAAGTTCAAAAACTTCACGTCTATTATCAATTTGATAAATATCCATGATATCACTCAAACCACTATAGTCTTTTCCTAACCAAACACCGTTCATGCCTTCCCAGTTATCTGGTAGTGCGTTTAAAAGAACTAACGCTTGTTGACACTCATACGACAAAGAAGAAGGGTCAAGCGGCATTTCTTCTTCTTTAGGTTCCCAACCCATTTGCTCACACATAAGCAAATATTGGTCAAAATCCATACCTCCGCCATGCATTGAGTTTTGGAGGTAATCAATTAGTTTTTTTCGTTTGTCTCAGCTTTTTTCTTAGAAAATTGTTCAAAGTCATTCATAGTATCTGTGACAAACTGATCAAAGATTGTTGAATTTTTCAATAGCTCAATTGCATCTTCTTCTGAATAATCAACAGGTTCTTCTGGATCATCACCAGATATATCAACTGGAAGTAGAACTGGAAGATGTTTCATCTTAAGGCCTCTCCAGTCTTTGATAGCTTTTTCGGCATAGTGCTCTAAAAACTTATCATTATCAATTTCTTCTTCACGTTGACGAGTGCGTTTATTAAACTTATAAGTTAATGACGCATTACGAATTTTCATTAGATCATCTCTAGTTAAGAACTGAAGACTAATCTCAAAACCATCTATATCTGGAAACTCTACCCAGGTTGATGACTCTTTTACAATTTTATTTTTAATTTTACTCATTAGATTCCCCTCTAAAAAAACGAGTACCCATTACATATCTGCTTTTCTTAGGTGAGGGGGGACCTTGAATCGCAAGTAACGGGTACTCTTCTGGTAAATAGTTAATGTTCCCCCTCAGAAACATTTAATTAAGACTTTGCAGCAAAGATTGATACTTCTCCACCAGTACCTTTTGAAGCTGAAGGCTCTTGTCCAACAAAGTTAACAGTCATAGAAATAACATCTTCTGTTGCTAACTGTGGAAACTCAAACTGAACTGCATCAAGTTGGAAAGCAACATATGGAGCAGTTGATCCACCAACAATTAAGTTAGCGTTTGAAGTTTGTGCTGAAGAAGTACGTGAGTCTTCTGAAATATTACGTAAGAAACCTGCTGATTCTAAATCACCAGATCTTAAGTACATAGTTGCAGATCCTGTGACTGCACGAGTTCCAGTAAACTGGCCAATAGGCTCGTTAAGAGCAGCAAGTTCTTCTGGAGTTAAGTATGTAATATTGTTATTATAATCAAAAGTTAGTGCAGTGACCGGGAAGGTAAACTTCTCATCAGACGCTCCAGCTGATGCTTGGTGATGAAACTCAATTGTGCTAAGACGATTCTTAATAAATGAGTTTGTACCAATAGATCCTGCTACATTCATTTGATTGAATGGGTGATAAGCAACAGTTTCTGTTACCTCAGAAACATTTGAGTTAGCTGTTACAGTAGATCCATCATTTAAGATTCCACCAAATACTGAGACAGCATTATTTCTTGGTAAATCAGTTAATTCTTTTAGGGTTGTACCAAAACCTGTCCATGTAACTGTAGCAATTTCTTCAATTCCTGCGTCAACCGTTGCTTGGTTAACAGTAGCATTTGATACTTGATAAAAGACGTTATCAAGTTTAAAGTACATATGATTTTCAGTAGCGGTTGAGAAGTTAGAACGAGTAGAGTGTGAACCAGTGCCTGCAGCAACATTAGTTGTGCGAAGTTTTCCACCTGATTCCCAAACTGATTGCTCTGTAACTCCAGAAGCTACTTTAGTATTTGATACCATTGACTGCCACATAAACCAATCAGCAACAGGTTTTACGTTACCAGTTTGGTTTGTACCTGCATCAGTTGTATCAGCGGCTGCACCAGTGATAGCGCCAGTAGGGCGTAAGTAAACTTGAAGATTCCAATCAACAGGGTTAATAGCTGTATTAAATCGCTGTTGTGATCTATCTGGGTTAGTGCCTGATTCAAGACTGGTAATATCCTGAGTCGCGGCTGAAGAGGTTACTGCAAATCCTGCAAGAACCTCAAGTTTCCATGTGTTCTCAGGTGTCATAGCAGTAACTTGTGCACCGTTGATCAAATCAACAGTTGACATAAACACTTCTGAGTTTCTCTGTAGGTTAAGAGATGCCATTTTTTTCTCCTTAATTTTCTAGTCTATAGACTACGGTAAGTTGAGCCTCAGCGAGACCATACGGAATAGCTAATCCCTCATCAGTAGATATACTTTCTATTATTATATCAAGTATTCCCTTGTCAGGATTGTCACCAATCGAGTAAATGACATGCTCTATATCTTGAACTAAGTCATCTGCGAGGCTTTGAGAATTATCTTCTCCATAAACGTATGATCTTATGGTAACGTCTAAAGTCGCTACCGTCAAACTTTTAGAATTAAAATCTCGAATTTCGGTGCCTGCTGCTACATATAGTGCTGGAAAGTCATTTACCTCATCTAAAAATTTTAATTTTCTAAAAACATTATTAAATAAATTTGTGTTATAAGTATAAGCTGAATCAAACCCTGAAACTTCGCCGTCAATCTCTTTGAGTTGGGTTACTAAAAAATCTATTATCTCAGTTCTTCTTGAAGTCGGCATTATGCTCTCACTATTGCAAATTGTCTTTTAAAAATTGCCTGCACTACATCACGAGTTGCCTCAGCTACTTGTAGATCAGGGCGATATCCATAACGTAGATTTCCATCATAAAGAGGATTATAAAGATAGCGCATCACTGCACGTCTATAGTTAGGAATTACTTGAACACTACGTCTAAATCTACCAGTACGTTCCTTCATATCAGGTGGTTCTGCCATTCCGCTTTTTTCCATTGTTTGGCCTAATCGTGCTTGAACTAGTTTTGAAAGTTGTACTCCAGAAATAAAGCCTGTATCTAAAGTTTCTTTTTCTTTGCGACGCTGATTTTTAGCCGCTACAGTTGTCAGTAAAGAAGCTTGTGGAGATGGCTCATTTAATGCTGTTTTAATAGTAAAAGGCTTTGAATCAAATTCACGAGCAAACGCTAAACCAATAGCTAAAAATGCTCCAACATCTTTTGTTTTACGCTCTCCTGTAGATAATTGACGACTTATATAACCTAAAAAGCCTTCACCAAACGTTTCGCCACCCACAGCTTTAAGTTGAGCACGTTGTATTAACTTTGTTATATCAGTTGCTTGTTTTTTTATTTCTCTTGTGTAGGAGGCTTTTGTTGAAATTGTAAGTCTAAATTGGTCTGGCTTACCACTCCTAGGCCTAAAACGAATATCAAAATATTTTAAAATATTAGCTTTAGTTAGCGGTATTTTATCAATCGGATTTGCAATAAATCTAACATCTAAACCTGTTTTACCTGCTGGATCTATTGTAGAAACTAGTGTTAAATTTTCAAGTTTATTTTTAGCAGCGATAAATAGTCTATCTCTATATTGTTTAAACGGTTTTGAAAAAAGTAAGTTAACCGCATCTTGACCTGCTATATTAGATCTGCCTTTAGCAGCAGTTTGTATTTTTTTAGCATCTTGTTCTCTACCCTTACCAATTTGAAAGCTTGTAATTTCTATTGTATCAGTAGAACCAACACCTGTAACTTTAGTTTCAGCTGTAGTAATGCGCTGAACATTATCTTTAATAATAGCGCTTTCGCTAAGAGACATTGGCTTTCCAATATCACGTAGAGCAGACTCAAACTCATCTAAGTCTATTAAAGCGTCAGGAGAAGGATCTCCTCTAGTTCCTGCAGCTTTTCTAAAAGCATTTTTTTGTTTGGACGAAAGTTTTCCTCCAAAGCCACCTTTTTTAAGTTCTTCAGATATAAAATCAGAAACTGCGCGAGTAACTTGAGTTCTTATACCTGTAAGTTTCTTTGCTTCGCGAGATCGTAAGCCAACATCTACACGAATCTTTTTATTAGGAAAAAATGTCTGTAGTGTTTGTGCATATCTTGCCATTAAGCAATAATCCTGTAAAGATCTAAAATACGTCTAATATGTGGAGGGAAGTTACCAGCAAGTGGGAAGTTATCTCCTCGCTCACCTTCAAAGGAAAATCCTTTTTTCTCTTGATCTTGTTTGTATATCAATTTTATAAAATCAAGAGTAGCTAGTTGAATATCTTGAGGAACACTATCAGATTCATAACCAGCTCTATAGTCTACTTTGACTCCAGAAGGAAATGCTTGAAAAGCAGGAGGTCCTGCTAGTGTAAGTGCAGGATAAGAGTTTCTACTTGTAGGATATGTTCCACGAACTCCTACCCCTCCAGTATCACGAGTTATCTCTCCCATATCACGGGAAAAGTTAAATTCATTAACAGCATTGTGGACGTCTTTTGCTTCTGTAGCGCCATTCTTGCCATCAAAATGAATTAATAACGCAGTATCATTGTCAGGCCTGAATCTCTTAGTGTTTACTGAAAAATCTGAACCTGTGTATCTTGCCTGATCGGATACACGCACCTCGTCTAAATAACCTTTAAATGTACTTCCTATTTCAACATTAGTGGTAAATGTTAAATTAGCGACAGTATAAGACTGGTCAGCTATAACATTTCCATTATAATGCATATATATTTTTTCATTATCTAAATCTCGTGTCACTGCAACGTGTGCCCACTGCCTTTTAGCAAACTGTTGAGACTCTATAAGTGTATTAGGTCCGTTAGCAGAAATCGCAGTTCCATCAACATTTGCCTCAAACTCTAAACCATATTGATTCGCTAAACGAAATTGCATATAATTTGAGGCGTCTGTGTTAATTGAAAATATCACATTATCTTGCAAAGTCGCTTGATCAACGCGAATAAACATCTCAATGGTAAAATTACCTTCTTCAAATTTTAGTTGGTCTGTCACAGGCGCACCTAAGACATAATCACCGTCTGAAAACAGCTCTAATGATGATTTACCAAACTTTTTAACCTTACCATTAAGATGCGCATCTCCCTTAAAAGAGAGACTTAATGCATCAGTAGAAGTTGTAACAGGTGTCCCAATAGTTGTAGGATCATCGAGAATTTGCTCTTCTTGTCCATTAAACTCTGAGACAGAATAAACATTAGAAAGAGGTAAACGACTTACTAACACAGAGGACTTTCCGCCATCAAAAACTTCAACATAATCATTAGCCAAAATTTCTTGACCTATGTAGTGTTCTACAACACCGGTTGCATAGTTTATGATGTTAGATAACCTTGCATCAGCGGAAGTACTAGAAATAGACAAATAATCTTTTACTTGATCTAAATCTATATACGGATATTTACCTAAATTTTCTTGTAATCTATCTACCATGAGACACCTGCCTTAAATTAAAATTACTCTTCGTCTTCGTCTTCTTCGTCCCAGTCTTCGTCTTCTTCATCCCAATCTTCTTCCTCTTCCTCTTCCTCTTCCTCTTCCTCTTCTTCTACAGGCTCAGGAATAGAAACTGCAACTGGTGCTGGGGCTGGAGTAGGTTCAGCTACTTCAGGCTCTGGGGCGGGGACGGTCTCTTCAACAACTGCTGGAGCTTCCCAATTTTTTAATTCTTCTGCTGCTACATCAACACTGTAACCATGTCGGTATAAGTACTCACGAGCTTCATCTATTGTTTTAATATATTCTGGAATCATTACCATTATATTTCTCCTTTTGAATGATAAAAGGGGAGACGTTGTCCGCCTCCCCCTGTGTTAACCAAAGATGTAAATCTTCTATTAACCAGCTGCAACTGTTACAGCGTATGAATACTTTGAAGAATCCAATGCTGAACTTGCGTTTGTAGTCAATGCTTTGAAGTCAATACGTGTTGACATGTACATTGCAGTGACCTGCTGGCGTGGTTCGTACTCGCTCTCGATCTCAATACCGCGTCTTTCTGCGATCATGAATCCTGGCTTGTAAAGTAGAACACCAAGGTGGTTACCTGTTGATCCAACACCATCTAAGAACTCAGAGATAGCGATTGGAATACCGTATACAGCACCAACTGAACCAGTTAGATATGTTGCGTTAGGACCGAACTTATCTACAGTCTGGAAGTCTGATGTTGTTACAAGGTTGTTATAACCTTCAATTGAAGTAACGAATACGAGATCGTTACCAAGCTGAAGACCATATTTACCTAGGGTGCTACGAGCTGAAGCGATATCAGAAGGATCAGCTTTATCGTTGGCAGAACCTGTTGATACTTCGAGAGAAGCGTCAGTTGTTAGGTTTGTAATACCTTCGATAACAGAAGCATAACCTGTACCTGCTGAGATAGCATTTGTAGGTGATGCTGTAAAGCCTGCTCCTGCACCTGTTCCACGTAGAATTGATTTATCAATAGCGCGTGCTAAACGACGAGTCGCTGCTGCACGTAAAAAGTCGAGTAAAGGAAGAACTGTGTCTTCTTCTTCGTCTTTTGCTAAGTGAGTTGTTGCCATAAACTTGTGTGGAGTAAAGTCTACAGATGAGATGGTGTTTTGGTTGCTTGTTGGTACACGACTTGCATCTGCAATACCTGTTGCAAATGTTCCTGATGCAAACTGTGCTACATCACCATCAGTGTCTTCATCGGCAACTGGTACGCGGAATGTTTTTGCATCCACAGCTACACGATTAAACATTGGTGCAACTACAAGTTGCTGTTCCATCTCTGTATAGATGTTTTGTGAGAAGTTGCTCAAGAATTGATCCACAGTTGTAACAGCTTTCATACGCTGGCCAATCTTTGTGTCAAATACATCACGTCTGTTCAACATTTTAGCAAGCATAACTGCGTTTGCTTGGTCCTTCTCTGAGAACTGCTGTTGATTACGTGAGGACTCTTGATAATGCATTTTAGAACGCTGAAGTGCATTAACTTCTTCTTGGTATTTTGCGATCTGAGATTTTAACTCAGATACCTGCTCGCTTTCGCGAGGAGTGTAATCAGATTTTTCTTTAGCGTCTGACTCTGTTATAATAGCTTCACCGGCTTTTTCAACCAGTTCTGCAACTTGAGGCTCAGACACTTCTACTACCGGAGTAGCATCTTTTTTGATCTCAATTGCTGCTTCTTTTTTAGCAGTTTCTAGATCGATAGTATCTACGACTTGATCAGCCATTTCGTCTTTCTCCTTATCAGAAATATTGTGAAGCTCTTTAGTCAGACTTGCGTTAGAAACTTCGTCTTCACTCTTAGTATTATTTTTGGCATCGACTTGTGAAAGTTCATCTGCATTCACATTAAGAACATTATCACTTTCTTTACCATCTGCGTCAACCTCTAAAAATTTAAAGATTGGTGATTGGGCAGTTGCTATTTTAGTTACCCTAAACATTTTTTCGTTGTAATTAACTAAATCACCATGCTGAAGTTCCTCTGGGCTTGCTGATAACAAATTAACCATAGGAATAGACTCATTAGGATCACGAATTTCTAACTCATCCTCTAAATCATCTTTTTCTATATCATCAATATGCTCTTCGGCAGTCGCTTTAGTTTCAAGCTCTGTTGAGTCAGTTTCAGACTTTTCATCAGTTACTTCTTCAACAGTTTTCGCAACTTCTTCAGTTGTTTCTACTGCATCTTCGGTTACTTCAGAGATGTCTTTAGTTTCTTCAACAATATCCGTCTTATCTTGAGACATTGCATCCTCCTCTGAAGGAGATAAAGGACGTTCATTTACAACTTCCTCGTTCTCCATATTATGAATTGGAACACCCATCATTGTTATAGCATGAGTATGACCCTCAGCCTCTAGTACAACACCACTTACAACTTTGTGTGCGTGGTTGGACATATGAGATGCGTATGTAGTAACTCCGTTTCCATTTTCGTCCATTTCAACGGTATGATAATGTCCATTCTGTACATCGGTGATTCCAGCCTTTATACTACGCATCATTTTTAATTCATCGCTTGATACTTCATCAAGTGTTTTTACAAATTCTTTATAATCTTGATCAGATTCAAAACTTTTACGAATAGAAAATAGAGAATCTTGGTTACACGGAACTGATACTACTGAAATCTCAAGTAGCTCAACATCTGTAATTAACATAGAATCGTCGTCTCTATTATATTTTCCATCTTTTACTCTAAAACCTACAGAAAAACTTTTTAGCGCGCCATCTTTAACAAGAGTTTGTACACCGTGTGTTTTTTCTGCTGCTTCTGAGATCATTCCTTCTACGTAAAGACCTTTTTTATCGACTTGAATCTTTTCTACTTTACCAATAGGGCAGTCATGCTTATGTTGGTATAAAAGAACTGGATTACGTCTAAAGTTTTCTACGCCTTTAGCCCAAGCTTCTGCAGTTACAACATCGCCAGCGCGATCTTTAACTGTAGTATTAGCATATCCAGCAATTTTAAGAGACTTAGAGCCTTTTTTAAAAGCTTTACTTTCAAAGGAGCTATTTAAATATAATGTTTTATCCATTATTATCTTCCTCATTTAGTGTTTCCTCGCCAGGAGGTCTTCCACCTTGGGTAGCGTCAGTCGCACTACCAGTGATATTCTGTGGTACTCTTATGTTATCATTATTATCTAATTTTGGAAATCTTAATCCCTCACGAGCTTCATTTGGGGTTATAATTCCTGTGTTTACGAGAGTTGAATAATAAATTGCTTGCGTTCTATTGTCTGGTTGAAGCGCAGGAATTGCAAGTTTATCAGGACGTACTGTAACACCATTATTAAAGAAATGTGCAAAAGCTGAACAAAACTGAGTTAACATAGGCATTACTGTGTGTAGATAAAATAATTTTTGATTAGCATCTATATTAGCGTTATTTCCAGATTTTAATAGCACATAAGGCACACCTAAAGCTTTAGCCATATCTTGTTGAATACGCTCTATGGAGTCTTCAAAATCAAGTTGATCAAAATTTACAGTTGAAAATGAATCTATCTTTAGTCCACCATCTAAAATAGCAGGGTTTCTTGCGCCGTCAAATATAGTAGTATAGGTAGACTTCCATGCTTCTAACAATCTCTGTTTAACTCGTTGAGATAAGATATTATCAGTAGTAAGAACAAACCCTGGAAGCGCATTATTTTTAAAGAATTGACGTTGAAATCTAATCATATAGTGATAAAGTTCCATAAGTTTTAATATTGGCTTGAGCTTTGAAGTTCCTCTAAATATTGAAAGTTCATTTTCAGCCATAATATGAATAATTTCTTCTGGAGCAAACTGAATCGCCTCAGCTTTACGAGTATTTTTACCACCACCAAAACCGT